AAAAACTCTACCAGGGCGCGGTCTCGAAGCTCCTTGCAGCCTTCCCGAAGAGCTTCCAACTCCTCAGCAGCAAATGGCTTCTTCATAGTCTTTTCCAGCTTCAGCGCGCCCACCTTTTTAACTGGATTGCTCCTGATCAGCTCCTCGGAGTTCAGAAAGTCCCAGAAGCTGGACAGGTAATGCAGCCTTGTCTGCATGGTCGACATCTTAATGCCGCGCTTTTCCCGCATTACGCCATAATAATACCGCAGATCCATGCCTGTGATGTCTTCCAGGCGCTTGCCGAGAAACGTCAGCATATTGCAAATTTCTTTCGTATACTGCTTTAATGTCTCCGTCTTCCGGTTCACGGCCTTCTTACTGGCCACGAACATCCGGATTTTCGCTTCATCACCGTCAATGCCTGTAGCGGCAAGCTCTGCGCTCTCTTCCACGATCTTTTTGCCGTGGAAATTGACATACAAAACATTACTTAGATGCTCTTGCTGCTCTGGATCCAGATGTGGCGTCATTTCATTGATCACATTTTCAAGTATTTTCTCTAACATAAAATGCCCTCCTTCCACGTTATTGTAGAAGAAAAGGGCATTTTCCGTCCAGCTGGCTAAATTGTATAGTAATTTAGCACCTTCTGGAATTACCTATGTATCTCATGCAATTAATATGGCATATGGATCTGGCAACATTTCTTATCACGTAGTTGGCAAGGTGTGTTTTGTTTATTTTGTATTTACACCTAGCCAAAAATGCGACAATGTAGGATTACTTAATAATGGCGTATTACCGCTCGCAAAAGACTCTTTGTATCATAGTGTATCAACCTGGGGCAATCCAAACGTAGCTGTAAGTCTAGTACAAGTGATTACAACCGGTGGCCTACGCTTTTGGTGCGGAGAATCCTCTATAGGTATGCAAATTTTTGACAGTTTTTCGTATTGCATCAAGTAATATCCTTAACAATGTTTTCGCGCATGTGCAGACCTCCACCAAAATCAAAGTATGCCAAAAGTAAATTATCATGGTTGTATACTCCGAGCTTACCGGAATCATCTTTGTAAATATAAAACCCAAGAGTACCACCCTTAGTAAAATTAAGTTTGTGATCAGCGAGATTTATATCTCCAGAAAAAATTCCACCGGATTTATCAAATTTATCTGCTAAATTACTATTTTGCACAAAAACTTTTTTCCAAATTTTGGAAGTGTAACATTTTCAATAAGACCTTCGGGTCTATTTTTTATTGCCCGAAAACAGGGCAGAAAGGAGCTCTTTATGAGTGAGAAACTTAAAACCCAGAGCGGAGCAGTCTATGAGCTGACACCGAATGGGGCATATTTTGCGGATGATACCGCAAAGGTGATTTTTGTATTCCCGAATGGCAAGACCTATGAACAGATCGAGTCGGAC